TTAACGGGGTATCCGCGTGACGGGTTGTTCTGAGAACTGCGGCTGCAGAACCCACTTGGTCAAAGACAATATCTTCGCCTGATTTCGCTAGAACCAGACCGCCTTTCGGCTGCTATGAGTTTCCCCATAGATGAGACTATATCACCACCCTAATTTTTAGGGTGCCATGCGCTTCGGGCCGCTTGGCCCTACTCCCTTGCGGGATAGTCGTTGAACCTTCCTCGTTAGAGGCTTGGCTGCTGATTGCCCTCGACTTTACGTTAGGGGTTCCCAGCAATTCACACAGTTTGCATCTGGTCATTACTAACCAGTGGCCCTCTTATGTTAAGGCTTTTTCGCCGTTGACGCTTTCGATGTCCACTGCATTACGCAATAGCGATCCCATCTGCTGGGAAAGCATAGTAACGTTAGCAGAATACTGGTTTACGAAAGCTGTGGATATTTGTGAGGACATTTGTCTCACTCCTATTTTAAGCTATTGAAATTAAAGGGTTTATCGCTCGGTTGTCCCAGCCGGGGCCGTGCTTGACGCCGCCAACATACAAGTCAGGTAAATTTAGAATTGTATGATGACGGTAAAGGTTGTCAGCCTGCTGGTCACACCAGCGTGATGCGCGGGGCCGTAGCTTATCCGCTAAACTCTAAAGGTATTCTCGCAGACGTAACGCCTCATCGACGTATGCCTGCCTTTCAGGATGGTTCTTGTCCCAGTACGGGCCGTCCTGCCTTGTTACCTCAGTCAGTTGGCGCTGCGCCTCATCAGGCGTCATCACCATCTCAGTTGTTTCTCCGACGAGGTTATCCTCGCCAATCTGTTCAGCAAACGCAGAGAACATCCTGATGATCTCAGGGTGATCGCCTAGCAATCTGCCGTCAGACAGTTCAACCTCGTCAAGCAAAGTTACCTTGTCGCCCAGCATTTGCCTTGCGGCACCTAGCGCCAGCTCCATGCGCTGATCGTATGCCTTGCCGTATTGCTGTCTTAACTCCTGCTCACCTTCGTGGCGCAAAGTGTCAGCCTGATCATAGCGATCAGCTTCCATCTGGCCCAAGCTAGTATCCATAAACTCAGCCACGGTTTGCGCTTGCTTGCCTGATAGGCCAGCCTTGTAAGCGCTTTCTCGAAAGCCCTCTAAAGTGCTGTCACCAAGTTTGCCGTCCAGCTTTAAGTCATAGCCGTCAGACGTGTCGGGCCTGCCGCTGTGAATGTGATGCTCAGTCCATTGATCATCTGTCCAGCTTTGAGATGGCTTGCCTATCTTATCGCCGCCAATCATGCGCTGCGCATGTGTGTAACTTTTAGCCAGCGCGCCAACATCGTTGAAATTGCGCAATGACGGTTCGCTGCGCAGATCTTCTGGCAGGCTGTCAAGAAAGCTAACTGCCGGGGCTGCATCAGCCACGTCTGGAGATCCCGCTTGCGGGGTTGCCTCTTCGCTCATTTTGGATTTACCTCTTGGGTTTGGCGTCCTCGGCCAGCATCCGGGCGATCAATAATATTGCGCTACGCTGACCCTCGTTAAACGCTGTCTGGTGCGGATCGCCCTGCGTAAATGTGGTCTGCTCAAATGCAAACCGTGTTTTAAGATCAGCCAGCACTGTCTCGCCATCTTCGCTGTTAAACGTGCGGCGATAGGCTAACTTCAGATCTTCGATTTGCTTCATTGCTGCAGCATGTCCAGACCGCCGACAGCTTTCACCATTGGTGCAGCCGCGCCCATCGCTTCAGCGGTTTGCGTCTGTTGATCAAGCTGCATCTGCTGGGCTTGTTGCGCCTGCTGTTGCTCGCGCATCTCTTCGACTTCCTGATCGCTGCGTACAACCCTAGCGGGTATGCCTGTGACTTCGACCAAATATTTAACTAATTTATCTGTGTCCAAATAGTCCATCACAGGTGCAATCTCAGCAACTTGCATCATGACCTCAAAGCCTCGCAACATGCTCTGCAAGTCTGTTAGCTTCTGCGCTTTCGCCAATGGGCTGACATACTCAATGTCGATGTCCTGACCTTGCAGGCTCTCAGGGGCTGGTGGGAGAAGGCCAGCCCTGAGAAGCAATCCAAACGACCTTGTGATTAAGGGCTGTAGTAATTCAGATTGCAGCCTGCCTAGCACTGGGCCAAGCAATCGCATCTTTTCCTCATTACGCTGAAGAACCTCAGTAGCCGTCATCTGCGGCCCGTTCTGCATCAGCAATTGATCAACAAAGAACGCCTGCCGAATAGCATTGCGGCGCTGCTCTTCCATGTTCAGACTTAACGGATTATTCGCGCCGATCTGTAGTGGCTCCAGCCTGTCACGGGTGCCTGCACGGTAGAAGTTCAGTGATCCGGGAGTTGTGCGCACAGGCAGCATAAAGCCATCGTCAGGCACCATAAGCGGTGGATCGATCTGCTTTTGTGCGGCCCGGATGGTGACTTCGCTCATCTTGTTTAACATCTTGGTATCTGGCAAAGCATTCATCGATACGGATCTGCCGTAACTGCTACTGCTATCCTTATTAAAACGCGGCACCATAAAGCATAACTCGTCGTAACCGCCTTCAGACAATAGCTTGCGGCTGTCAGCGTGGTAATAAATGCTGGCAAACGGCTTGGCTTTGGCCAGCTTGCCTGTGGCGTCTGCGCGCGGAAACACAACGTGGATGATCTCATGCTCTTTGTAAGGCTCTTCTTTGAGATCCTTTATGCATTGAGCAGGCAGGGCATCAGCGCCGAACTGTTGCTCCATCGCACGGGCTGTTAGCTTAAACTTTCGGTAAACTGTATCCACCTGATCTTTGGCATTCTGGCTGATGTAGATCTCGGCAATGTGGCGGCTGCTGAACTGCAAACCCTCTTTATCGCCAGTGACGTATATGGCAGCAGTGCCAAAGGTCACCAAATCATAATATAACTCGTGGATCTCTTGCTGGAAGTTTGACCTGTTGAACGCCTGATACATCTGATCAATGGCCAACTCTAGCCATTCATTAGCTTCGTCATCACCTTGCAGCGCCGGGTTGCGGTATCTCATGGAAAACCACGGGGTGGATGGTGACGTGAGCATACCATGCAAGCTAGACGCCAGCAGTTCGACAGCGTGGATCGCGGTGCCGTCAAAAATGCGCTCGGTGCGTTTATCGCCTTGAGTGCGCTTCCGGGTTATCTCGGCTTTGCGCGGCAGCATGTAATCTGCCAGTTCCTGCCAGTGGCTTTCCCAATTGCTGCGCTGGCTTTGCAATTGCTTAAAGCGCCGATCAAGCTGCGCAATCATGGGGGAAATCTGCATCAGGCCAGCCCGTAGCTATTCATCATTGACTTGCGCTTGGCCTTCTTGGGATTACCGCCCTGCATACGGCCTTCCATCTTCTGATTGGCGCGCTCAAGTGGGTCAACAGTCTGGCGGCGCTTGGCAGGCTGGGATGCCCGTGCGCCCATTTCGCCAGCGATGTTTTTCTTTTTGTACATCATGATAATAATCCAGACATAAGGCTGCGCTTTTTGCGGGTGTCAGCCTCGTCAGACAGCAACCCGGCGGCGCTGGTAGAAATCGTGGATGAACGGCCTGTTTTCTGCGCGTCAAGCAGGGCTTGCTCAGTCTCGCCAATGGCATTCGGATCTGGCACAGATGGGGCAGCGCCTACTGCGCCAATGCTCATGGCAGATCTTCTAGCAGCAAGGTTTCTGTTAGCCTGAGCAAGCTGGGCCGCTGCGGCCTGTGCTGGTAATGTGCTCTCGCCGGATGCAGCGTTGCGCTTTTTTTCACGATCCATCGTTGCTTCTGTGCGGCGCTGGTAAGATGACTGCCTTCCCGCCATATCATCACGCGGTGTTGGGCCGGGATCGTCCTTTAAGCCAACGCCAATCGCAAAGTCATTCGCCATGCTGCTGAAAAAATCGCCAGCTTTATCAGCGATTTTGCCCAGCGTGGACTTTTCTTCTCGTTTGCCATTCGCCATGTCTATATCTCCTTATGCAGCGAAGGGGTTGTATTCCATGACAGCCTGACGCTGCGGAACACGCTGGTGATCGCGGGGTTGCCGCATTCCAACGGCAAGGTATCTAAAACTATCTGACGCATGACTAGACCAATCATGCACAGGGGATGCGCGGAAAGATCTGGTGCGCTCGTTGTACGCCCGGTGGTATTGTCGCAATGCTTCTAAACCGTCTTTGGTGCGCTCGCGATCAAAGTAGCAACGGGGTATCAGCATCTGTGCGGCGTGAATGCCGTCCTCAAGGGGTAGCTTAGGCACCACGCGGAAATTCAAGCCAAGATCCCAAGCAACCTCGCGCCGTGATTTACCGCTGCCCAACTCTCTGACTTCAATGTCGTGCGGGGCATGGTGATCGCCATAAACATACCGCCGGTCAGTCAGCATCTTGCAATAATGCGGCAAGCCTTCGTTGCGCGCTTCGTAGAAATCGATGACGTGGATTGCCCTGCCGACAGTTTGGGTAAACCAGATCGACGTGCTATCACCCACGCCAAGATCCCAGAACGTGTCAACCTTGCAGCTTGGGTCATAAGGCACGTTGCAGACCCTGCCCTCGGCTTGCGCTGTCTCAAGTTCCTTGCCGTAGATTGCGCCGGGAACATTGGCGTTGAAGCTGCACTCAAATTCTTGCAGATATTGGCTTTCGCTCATCATGCGCTGGGCGGCGGTTAACTCTTCCTCATCCAGCAACTCGGTTTCGCTGGCCTTGTAAATTGCGTTTAACCAATCATCGTCAGCGCTGGCCTGCTCATAAAGATCAAAGAACGCGTTGTGACCTTGGGGTGTGCCGAGAAAACAACACCAACCTTTGTAATCGCTGAGGGCTGGCCTGATTATTTCTGGAAACACTGACTCAGGAATGCTGGCGTACTCATCCATCACGCAGCCCATTAGGTATAAGCCGCGCAGACTTTCGAAATTCTCAGTTCCAAGCAGGCTGATCCTGCCGCCAGTGGGTAAATCGCAGCGGAGTTCAGTTTCATTGAACTTAACGCCGGGAATGCCGCCAGCAAATTCTTTCAGATAATCCCATGCAGTAGCTTTAACCTGCTTATAACTGGGGCCAATGTAGGCGTACCGGGGGCGCGCATGTTTGGACATCAAGCAGTCACGCAGAATGTGATTGATGGCCCACACGGTTTTGCCAAAGCGTCGATGAGTTACAACAACACCCCACCGTTTCGCCTGCATCTCGTCATGCAAGCTGGCCTGCAATGGGCGTGGCGCATATGGGATTACGATTTCCACAGGGGTTAACGCTCCCTCAGCACGTAGCCGTCAGGGTAATTATCAAAGCAGTGGGGTTCACGGTGGCCCTCAACAGCGCCGTGTGTGTGCTGCTGGCCGCATCGCTCACAGTCAAACACAAAGAGATCAGGGTTATCAGGTGGGCGGGTTACATAAATGACCGGGGGTTTGGCTTGGTTAAGTTCCACAGAAAACGGCCTCCGCTGGCAGTGGATGTGTGCATTCTCAGGTCGGGTTCTACGCTATAAGAAGGGGCGGAAATTTATCGCGGGGGTGGGGTTTGGGATTTCTGAAAACAGCCATAAGGTGTTGTTGTTCGCATAATCGATATTATGTTAACAGTGTTATCGTTTGTTTACAACAACTTAGATGTTTCGAGCGCTGCGAGTTATCATTATGACAATGATGGGAGGCAATTGATGCCGAGTTTTGCGCGCGTAGTTCGGCCACGCTGGATGACTGATATACAGGACTTTTAAGCACCATCTGCGCTCACGTCAACGTCACCACCAGCCCATGATATTGTGATGGCTTGCTGTTGTGGTGCATCTTCCTTCTTGTCCCTCACGCCGTGAGGCTGGTTCCTTGCTGTTGTCCACTTCAGCGTTTCAATCTCTAGCTTACGTCTGTTGACCTCGGCATGTAGCTTGCGCTGGTCATCCACGTCAGGCAATGGTGACATAGCCAACTGGTTGATCCTGTCGGTGTAGAACTCAGCCTGTTGCACTCGGCCTTTGCGGTACAGTTCCCAGAGTTCCTCATCTAATTGCACAGCGCGTGTCACGCTGCGATACGATGGCATTGATGCGTCTTGGCAGATCTCAGTCAGCGTTATGCCTTCAGCCAGCTTGTCTACAATCTTCTGCATGACACGTTTGTTGACGGTCTTTGATTTTTTAATCATGCGACCCTCCAAACAAAAAAAAGCGCCCCAAAAGGGACGCCAGTTAACCAACACAGGGAAAGCTATTGTATCACCGATTGGCACATCAGGTGTTGATCGGTCAATAGATTATATTTGTATGCAGCATATTTAGTTTTAGTCGCGATTATGCTATCACTGCGTTGAGGGCGGCTTAACACAAACGTTACCTGCGTTCTGCTGTTTCATCACCAACTGCCGCCCTCACGACACGCCCATGATCTTCGCCAGCTTGTCCAAGCCATCACGCAGCTTTTCAATGCCCATCCTGCTGGGCAATCTGTAACGCTTGGCCCAATCACCTGCGCTCTCACATTCAACCACCACAGCCCGGACCACACTGACGTAATCCATGCCCAGCTTCTGGCTCAACGCAATGTAGTCGCTGAAGGCATACTCGTTAATCCCGCCACCACTGCCACCATCGACGATGATCCTGTCATAGTTTGACGTCACCCTGCCAGCCTGTCGCGTCTTATCGTACAGCACGTAGAACGCATGTGCTGCATCGTATTGGCGCTGTGTCACCAGCCCTCGCGCTTTGTACCTGTCCATTGGCGTTTGCCTGCTGATGTAGGCACGTTTGACGCTGCCTAACCTGCCGCCATCCACTGTCTCAAACTGCACACCGTCTGCCTGTCGCATGGCCTCTGGCGTACCATGATCAGCACGGCTGCGCGCCTCGTTCAGTGGCTTGGCTTTTTTCTTCTTTTTGACCATAATTTAACCCTGTGAATAATCGCGGTTCTCAGGCCGTATATCGTTCGGACCTATGGAACCCTTACCGTTAACCTCAGATGGCGCTGTGGGTAGCCTCTCAGGCCCTGTGATGGCAACCTGAGCGCCCAGTGCTGCATAACCCGCAATATCTGTCCAGCTATCCTCATGATCCGGGGTCTCTTGGAGCCTTGCAATTTTCACTTGGATCATCACCAATGCCATGTCGGATGCGCTTAATTTGCCGTCAGCTTTT